ATGGGTAGCATTACACTCGCCGGGCGGCAGATTTTCGTTCTCAATGAGAATGACAGGTACCCAGAGCCACAGCAAAACAGCCCACCTTTTTTCGCAATCCGCGAAGATGAAGAGGGTCAACACTGGCTTTATGTTTTACATAAGGGAGGCTGGCCGCTCGTATCAGATGTGCCATTTCAGACTCAAGGTAAAGCCGTTGATGCGGCCATAGCGTTTAATTTTGATGTGCTTTACAAGTGATAGGTGCTGCCCCTGCCGATGTTAAACCGTCCGAACAATACGAGGCCAGCAATGGGGCAGCAGATTTTAGATAGGGTCAACGTTCCCATTTTCAAGGGCCGCAGTTTCCTCGCCCGCTTCCGGTGCTTCTTCAACCTCGCTCACAGGCATTTCCAGTCGCAGATCAATCCAGCGTCCCTCCGGGATATCCATCGGATCACCGGCCACAATCGCGGCTGTGTCGATGTCAAAACGTCGCTTGCTGACCTTCACATAGATTGTGCCGTCCTTGCCGGTGTTGGCTGAGACAAAGCAAAGGCGGTTGCCGTTCACGTCCTGTGGCACTTCGATGTTCCAGCCCTCTTCCGCAAAACCTAACGCGCCGGTGACTTTGTAAACGCCAACCGAAACACGTTCAGCAGATACACCAGCAGCTTCAGCATTCACCGCAACGCAGCCAGACAACGTAAAACCATCAAGATAGTCATCAGCCATCTTTTCCGGCGCGCCGGACAACCTGGCGATCGGAGATGCCTTTTTGATAAATCCATTGGCATCAACGGTTGTGTTACCCGATGACCACAACGATACCCACGATACCGTTTTTCCTGAGAAGTTAGAGATGCCAATCCAGGCGGCACGGCCGGAACTGACGGCGATATATCCACACGTTGGGCCTCCGTCCATCGGCATGGATAACACACTCCCAAGCACCGCCGCAGGCACGTTTGCTGATGTGCCATTGAATCTATGTAGAAATGACGTATTCCCCTGTGCGTAAACGTCAGCACGATGAATTGGGCCAGTGCCGAATCCGGCATCCGTTACCGCCTTCACGCTATTAGCTGCGTTCTGTTCGCTGGTTTTTGCCGCAGTAGCTGAGGCTGCTGATTTTACTGCTGAAGCGGCGGCATCGGCTCGGAGGCGATCGACGGTTTGAACAATCTCAGGCGTGATGTCGCTTTCACCTGGCCGACGCAGGAAATCGTTGAGTGTGCCAGGAATAGAATCGGTATAAACCTCTATTGTGCCTACACGCTCTGGTTGGGCGCCGTAGACAGATACAATTACCTCGTAGGCACCTGGCTCTACATTAAGCGAATATCGGCCCGTATCATCGGTGACAGATTGCGACTTAGCTAAATTCAACACCGTCGATGATGTTTTCATTGAGCGCATCGTAATCGTTACGCCAGAACGAGAATCTCCGTAAGGCCCCTTCAAAACACCGCTAATTACTACCATTATTTATCACTCCCAGATTTAATAATGTAATTCTCCAATGCGTCAATTTTCCGCATCGCTACTTGTAATGCCTGCGTCAGTTTTGCTGTTAAAGCAATCTGATTTAGAAAATACGCATTGGGATTATTAGGGTCTTCTTCGATGTCATAATCATCTGGTAGACCCTCACCCTCCACACACTCTGGAGAATGTTGTATAAGGTCATTAGCGATAAAACCAAGTGTTTCATCTGACTGCGGTATAATCCCCCTTTCCTTATACTTAAATTTTGCAACTTTCCATTTTGCAACCTGAGCATAAGCAGCCTCGTTATCATCAACATATACGATACCCTGCTTCAGCCCTTTATCTGAATTAATAGCAAACAGTGTTACGCCACCAACGCGCGTATTATCAACCCATGCCTCCAGCTGAGATTGAGCGTTCCAAAATAAATTAAATTTGTTGCTCCCGAAACCACCACTCACACCCTGCTTACATGCTATCCCTGAGAAGAAAACAGTATTTGTAGAGCCAAGGCCTAGGTTTTTACGGGCAGCGTCCTTGTCTGGTAAATCGAGCAGATTATTGCTCTTGAACACCGCCCCAGACACCGTATTGGCAACGTCATTTAAATCACTTTGATTGGCTTTTTTGTTTAGTTCAGTTTTATCAGCCTTAAGATTGAGTGCGGCAGTAAAACTATTCCAGGCCGGGCCGGTGAATGTGCTGCCGTCAGGTAACGTCACCGTAATGTTTCCGGTGCCGCTGAATACCTGTTGCCAGTTGTTTTTATCGAGGTTCAGCCCGCGTAGGGCTTTGGCTGTCTCTGCGGCCAGCTGTGCGGTAATGGTGTTCATCGCGTCACGCGGTACGGCATACCATGCCGCGCCCGCCTGCGTTGGGCCGTCATAGGCTTTAATCAGCGTCGCCTGTGTGGCGCTATCAACGGTTTTCACCGGTAGCGTATAGGTGACGCCGCCGACAACGCTCACAATGAAATCACCGGCTTTCAGCTCGGAATTAAACGCTGTCCCCGTACCTTTCACTACGGTGGAATTGTTCGTTAGGGTTAGAGTGCCTGCGGGCATGATGCTCTCCTAAATCGTTGCATAAAAAAACCGGCTCAGTGGCCGGTTGTTAGAAATAATGGTCTGCGTTAATCACCATGAGCGGCATCTGTGACGAGTACCATCGGTTTGACGTATTCCACTGGGTCTGTATTTTTCTCCCTGATTCAGAGCGCCAGAATTGGACGGCGCTGCCGTTAAACCGATAGCCGCAGCTGTAATAGTTATAAACCCCGCCGCTACCTTGAGAGTCACCACGCATAAACGCATTAACGGCAAGGGGGATCATTGGCCTGGCTATCCCTGTATCGATTAAATCTTCGGGGTTCCTGCCGACATTCACCGAACGCCCATCCCAAACTAACGGCTCTGTATCGCTGGTGAATGTGTTATTACCGGCAGCGTTCTTTATCACCATTCCGTAGCCACTTGGCGTCGGTGGGTAATAACCGCTGTTCATAATGACCACTTTCACATTGGCCGTGGTTAACACCGCCTCACCTGAGCCATTATCACGCGATACCGTTAATTCGTTATATTGCACAGCATGGTAAATAGAAACGCCGGGGTCATCGCACCGTACAAAGACAACCTTGGTGTTATCGTTTTGAACGACTGGCAATGTCCATTTGCCGTTAATCGTCACTTCCCCTTTCCACGCAACAAAGCCCAGCCTGGACGAACTGTTAATGCTCATCCAGTCCACCGAGTTTTGAATCATTATTCCATACGTGCCGGAAACTGATTGCGGCGGTTGAACCTGGTATATGCTGAACTCGGTAAAAAACGCTTGTTGGTTTGCACTGGAGAAATCAACAATTATCCTACCCCCATCGGTTCGCCATCCCGTAACCCCTCCGTAAAATGGCGGATTCGTCTGACTGCCGAATATATACCCGGTTTGACCAACCAGAAAAACCGGGTTCCCAGCGACGTAATCAGGCGGGGTGTAAATCTTTTGTTTATTGCCATCCGCCCAGGGTTCTTTATCGTTGGCTAATAGTGAAATGCTATTAACCGCCGCCAGCTCTTTGCCATTCATCCACAGGCCATACGCCACGTTACAACCTCCCCATTCTCACCCGCAGATTACCGCCAGCGTCATAAACATTAATCTGGTCGCCGCGTATCTCCATGCGCCCGTTGCCGTCGCCGCCGTTAATCTGGATTTGTCCTGCCCCGTTGCCGCTTTTATCCATACGCCAACCGCTGGTCGCGCTGAAATTGTCGGACTGAATAAATCCACTGATTTTGGCGTTTGTGATTGCTGCATCCGCTATTTTCGCCGACGTGATAGAGGCGTTCTGAATGAAAGCATCGCTGATAAACACCTGGCCGTTAACCACAGCGAACGGCGAGTATTGCGTGTCGCCGCTGCCGCTCATCAACACGAACTGATTGGCGTTGAAACCGATACGGGTGATGACGGGTTTGCCGGTTTCCGCCAGCACGGCGATCGACATGCCCGCGTTGTAGAACACGCCGTTAACCCTCACACCCGCTTTCAGTGTGTGGATTGCCGTTGCGCCGTCAGCGTCGACCGTCGCCGTCAGTTTGTCTTCCAGCACCGCCGTGACGTCGTCAATCTGCGCCTGCACCTGGGTAGACAATTCGGCCAGGGCATGATCAACTTCCGCTATCGTGGTTTTCACCACCAGAATATCAGCCCGTACCGTGCCATACTGCGCCCACTGGTGCTCAACCGTCGCGTTGTTGGCCAGCGCATTTTGGATAATGGCTTCAATGTTTGTGTCAATGTCGCCAGTGAGGCGGTCGCCGTCTTTGTCGGTCAAGAAGCCATCGCCGATGCTCTCCAGGTAGTCACCGGCGTTTGCGTTGGATTGTCCCTTAATCCAGCCCGTCCAGTCGCCCTGGTTGCCGGTACGGTCTTGCAGACGAGCGCGGAACCAGAACTCCTGCCCCGCTTTCAACCCGGTCATGGTGTGCGTGTGCAGCGGGTACGGGATATCGGCCAGCAGCATCGCGTTATTTCCGGCGGCGTTGTCCGAATACTGAATTTCGGTTTTCAGCGTGTCTTCGGCCCCGTCTGGGAATCCCCAATCGAGCTGGATACCCCACAACAAAGGCGAAGCCTTGAAGCCTACCGGCACCGGCGGCTTACCCTCTTTCCCCTTCAGGTAGGTTTCCGGGGCATTCGCCCAAATACTGGAAATCTCTGCCGCGTTAATGGCGCGCACGCGGGCCTGATAGCGGCCAGCGTAAATACCGGGCACTTCGAAACCCTGCGTTGATGTTCTTGCTGCCGGTATCCAGTTTCCGTTATCTCGTCGCCATTCTGCCTCGTAGGCAATAGCGCTCTCAGCTGGTTCCCAGGTTACACGCAGGGTGGTTACCGCGATGTTCTGGTTGATAGTTGAAAAGCTGCTGATCGCCACATTCTTCGGCGGAGGTTGCACGCCCGGAGGGATAACCGTGATCGGGCGATCCTCGATGCGAGCGCCGGTATCGATACGCGCATATTTGTTCGGGTCATGCTCTATGGCTGTAATATCAAACGACACGCCATCTTCATTTTCTGTAACACCGGTAACACGGAATAGCTGAATCGCCAGATCGGAGGCATCAACAGCCCAGACGCATTCCGCCACAGGCACTTCGCTGTATTCAGTAGTGACCGTAATAATACGCCCATTTGCCGATTGAATCGTGCGAGCTTGCGACTTACCCGATGGTAGGTTAACGATCAGGCGCTCACCCACTGCCGCCGATGACTCACGATCAAGGGTAATATTGCGGCCAGAAACGGCACTGATGCGGCCACCCAATGGCCTACCCGCCAGCGTTTCATCTGCCACACCGATGATATAGCCAGGCAGCGGGATGTTACCGTCCATACCTACGGTAAAATTAATCACCCGATCTTTATCATTGGTCAGCAGCAACCAGCGGCCACGGCGGATAGCTTCGGTTTCGCGGGTGCAACCGATCGCCGTAATGTCAGCCTGCTTGATGTTGTAGCGGCGGATAAGTGCATTTTCAAACACCGGCGCCACTGCGTCCTGATAGCCGTTTGCCGGGTCCGCCCAGCTGACCATCGCCATGCTGTAGTGCGTTTTCTCGCTGGCGCTGGAGTCTCTAAACTCCCCATCCTTCACGTTGGCGCGAGTGTAGGTGTAATCCAGATCGCGAGGCATATCAGCCAGCGCGTTCATGCTGTTCTTTGCCCAATAAGTCATGCCACGAAAGATGTTGGCGAAGTCGCGCAGAACCGTCCAGGCTTCTTCCTGTGACTGGATATAGGCATCACACAAGAAACGAGGCTCCAACCCATCACCGCCTCGCCCATCCGGCACCAGTTGGTCGCAATACTGAGCAATGGCGTACAAATCGAATTTCGTCATCACCAGATTTTCGGCTTTGATACGCTCACCTATGCTGTATCGGTCATTAATCAGAAGATCGTAGAAAACCCACGCTGGATTATTTGTCCAGGCCCACTTGAACGAGCCGTCCCATGTGCCGGTATATGAGCGGGTGATCGGGTCGTAAGTGGTCGGTACACGAACGATGCCCATTTTGGGCTCACACGATACCGCTGGGATATTCTGGAACTGCTTTGCATCAAACTGCACAAACAGCAATGCGGTTTCTGGATAACGCAACTTCACATCAATCAGCTCGGTAATAGACTCCGTAACCATTTTATCGGCGATGCGGTTACTGGTGCTGTTCGGTGTGAGACGCCGCACACGCACCTGCCAGCCGGTCGTCGCTTTTGGAAGGTCAATCCGATGACTGCGCTCATATTTCGTTGTTGTCTTGCCGTCGATAGCGGTCTTCAACATTTCCTGATACGCGCCGCCATCCGTCGCCACATCGATCGCATATTCAATCCGGTAGCCAACCACATCACCGTTATCCAACTGCTGCTGCAACTGCTGCCATGAGAATCGCAAACGAAAAGCGGACAGTTGGGTGTTCGTCAACGATCGAACCCACGGGGTCTGGCTGGTTAACTCTGTGCCGACAGTGATCTCGTTCTCAACATCAGGCATACCTTGAATGTATTCCTGATCGGGTGTACCTGGGCGGAACTCCCACTTCACGCCGGGAAAATTTTGAGTACCATCAGCGGCAACAATTGGCGTGCCATCAAGAAAAATGTTTGTGCCGTCCAGTCCTCCCTCCCATTCCCCCTCGCCGAGTGCCAAAAGGATTTTTGCGTAAGAGGTGGATTGCAAGGAATCGGGAGATTCGGTTGGGGTTGTGGTGTTACTACTTCCCCCTTTGTTACCGCTGATAACTTTCATGGTTACTCCAGACATAAAAAAGCCCCACCGAAGTGAGGCTTTTAGATTGGTTTTTTGTTAAATATTATTCGTGTTATTTTTTGTCACTGCTTCTGGCACATAACTAATAGTAAGTTGAGTAACAACATTGGCAACATAAATATGCTCTAACTCAATTGTAGTTCCCTTCATATTCCAAATCGACTTAACACCACCTTCCCTATATGTGGGAGCACCATACTTTTGAGTTAAAAGAGATTCTACAGTTTTAAAGTTACTGTCGTGGATGAGATTATTTTCTTTCTCTTTAGATGAAACGTTTACTTGAACAAGTTTGTTTTCTTTATCAAAAAGATAAATAACCTCGTAGTCACTTGAGCCAATTTCAACGCTATTTATGGATACTTTACCAAAGCTATTAAAATACTTAACAGGTGTTTTTAATAAGTGGGCCCTTCCGCCCTCAGCTTCAACAACCTGTTGAGGTGACATCCCCCATTTTGACTTACCATAACCATCAAGTGTCTCCGCTCCAACACTAAATGATAGAAAAACAAACAACAGTGATAATAGCACCCGTTTCACATTCATATCTCCACTATAAAAAATTCATGATAACAGAGATGATGTTTGTAGCAAATTAGACAAGAATTTGCTTTGAGCGCTTACTGCTGATCTTCTGCATAGATACCAGCTGAAATGATGGCACCACCAATGCGACGCTTACCGTAGCCAATTGGAACAGGGTTCCCCTGAGCAATGGTGTTAACCGGCCCTCCGAATGCGTAGCTGGGTTTATTGTCTGGGTCTTCCCTTCGGGCTAATCCGTTTTGCATGGGTGAAAGCATCTGGACAACACCGCCCAGCATCATGGCTCCGCCCATCATCATTACGTTTGTTCCCCATGGTTGCCCATAACCAAACTGCGCGATAGCCCCTACAGCAACTAATACCGCTCCCAATATTGTCTGGAAAACACCAGCTTTTTTACTGCCTATAATCACGGGTGCTATTCGGATATCTTCACTTCCTATGAATTTAATTTCATCAAGGCCGATATTCCTTTTACCATTAAATACGGCAAACGTTAACCCTCTGCCTCTTGCACTTTGTAAAAATCTCTCAAAGCCAGGAATGGTTACTGATAATGCTTTTATCGCCTCTCTTGGCGTATCAATTACCAGCCTATGTACACGCCCAAATTTAGAGCCAAGCACACCGTACAGCCTTACAGTTCTATACTTATTTTCACTATACATAGTTAGCCCCACAATATAATAACCCGCATTCTGCGGGCTATCATTTTTTACAAACACGTCTTGGCATCTCTTTCCCAAAGATTATTAAACCCTCTAGAAACCGCATATACATTCACATTTGAACCGCCAGCACCATCTGGCTCGATTGTAGCCATAGACAATGCACCTAAACCTTGAGTGGTTATTCTAAACCCAGTTTCAGTTTCTATTACACTGGCTGTTGAGTTTATATCCTGCCATTTGGGCGCCAAGCATTTCGTGTATTTTTGTGGACTCTTTTTACTATGGGATGAGAAGATAGGTTTTTGATTTTCTAATTGTCCAGTTGTACAACCAGAAATAATAGCTGTGGCAGCTATGGCTAAAATGATTTTCCGCATTTTGAAATCCCTTCTTATGTAGGATTCAAGATGATAGCAGATTAGCGTCGTACCGCAGAGTGATGATCGTCCGCGCCAGCCAGTAACCGCCATACGGCACGCGCTGGCTCATGTGTCCGTACATGTGGTGGATCATTACGCCATCCCCCAGGTAAACCGCAGCGTGATTCGGTTCATCAGCGCGCACCTGCATAATGATTACGTCGCCGACCTGCATTTCACCGGATGCCGGTATAAACCCAGCTTCGGCGTAATGTTTCATGTAGAGGTTTTCACCCCGCTCCCACCAGCCATCATCCCGTTCAAAATTGGGGAGAGATATATTACGCTCCATTGCATACCAGTCTCGAACTATTGCGTAACAGTCCCAGAACCCATGCACGAACGGGCGGCCCAGCAGCGGTTTTATACCGTCTGTAGGCATCACCTGCCGAATGTCTCCCTCTGGCCAGCTGGCTATAATCCACGGCAACTGTGACAGGTCACATTGTGCAAGATCGAGGTGACTCGGTTGCGTCGTTGCATCCGGGTGGCTATGAACGATAGCGACAATATCGCCGCTATCCTCTGCCTCGGCATAGTCCTCCGGCGCCAGGCTGAATTGTTCCGTTGGTTCAGGAGCCAAATTACGGCAAGGCACATAACGCTGTCGCCTGCCGTTCTGCACCACCAGCCCGCAGCACTCCCGTGGATACTCCGATTCTGCGTGCGCCATGATCGCACTGATAATGTGCTTTCGCATGATCACCTCTTCAGCAAGGCGGAGCCAGGGAACCCGCCGAACGGCAGCGGATTACCTTTCCCCCAACGCGGCTCACACCCCGTAGAGAGCAGGCCAGAGCATTCATCCTTAGACGGATCATCGGTCGGGTTGCCGTCAGCATCAAAATACTTGTTGCCGGTATACCCGCACGACGCACCGCGATACTGACCACGCATGCACCAGGTGCAGAGGCCGTGGATTTGCCTCGTCGGGATCATTAGTCCCTCAAGGTCAGCGGGTGAAGACAGCGCAAACTGAATTTCTTTGTTGTTGCCGTTCAGCTTGTGATCGATATACCAAACGTCAATATCTTCCTGAGAAGGATCGGCCTCCGGGTTGCCCTCGGGAAAATTGCGTGCATCAAGATAATGCGCGTAAGTGTCCCTGATCGTTACCTTTGCCTTGGCCATGTTCTGGTAGTACAGGCAAAGTGAGGCGATCGTGCCGTCGATGTTACTGACGGTCAGTGTAGGGCTTGGCGCTGAACCATCGCTGGTCACCTCAAGCCCTTCAATCTTCACCGGCCACGGTTTGTATTCCTGCCCCTGCCACCAAATAGACTTCGCCAGCAGCTTACCGGGGTCATCTCCAGCGGCTTCCAGTTCATCTTCAGAATGGGGGATTGTATGGCTGTGGAAATACAATTCTGGCCCGTTAAATTTTGTGCCGTCCACGACGAACAGACGCACTTTACTCCCAGGCTCAAGGCGCTGGTGATCGGTGATAATTGACATATTCTGTCCTATGGGTGGTAGGCGCGGGTAAACGTAACGGAAAGCGAATAGTAAGCGCCGCTGGCCTGTACGCTGAATTTACCCGCCTGATAGAGACCAAGCTCAAACATCGGGTTTTTCCATTTAAAGGAACGATATCCTTTATGTTCGCGAAGAAACTGAACGATGGGCTTTATCTCATCCCAGACGCCGAGAAACACAAGAGGCCAGCTTTCCTTCTCAGCGTTGATACCGTCGCCAGTGCTCTGCGCATAACCGTCTCCGAATTGGGTCGTTCTCACCACCGGCTCTATTTCACCGGTGGTGCCAATCCGCGCCGGGAAATTGAACGTTTCTAATTTCATCGGCTCCCCTTGATTGCACGATTAAGCGTTCCGCCCTGGCTAAGGCTTTTGTTCAGCAAAACACGGAAGCGCTGATCGACATAGTTCGCAATATCGTTCCCAGCAGACTCAAATCCGCTCGTTGCCTGTACCTGGCTGGAGCCGTCAGAGTTCAGCGTAATATCAACGTTGATCAGGGTTTGATTACCCATAACGCCATTAGCCCGAACACCCAGCGAACCGTCCGCCCCACGTTTGAGCGGCATGATTGCCTCCGGGCCAGCCTCGCCCATCAGGCCTGCCCCCTTGGCAAACGCAAACATGGTGGGATTGCTGACGATCTGACCGCTATACGCGCTCAGTGACGGCGACGAATAAACGCCGCCTTTGGCGTTGGCGAACATCGGCACTTGCCCTGGGTCATTGCCTTCAGGGAAGAAAAACTTAGTTCCGGCTTTCAGCGCGTTGAACATCGCCATCTTGATCATCATGCTGGCGAGATCGGTCAGGACAGACTTGGCGAAGTCGTTAAAGCTGGCTTTGCCTGTGGTGACGAAGTTGGTCAGCATGCCGGTCATGCCGTCAAATGTTCGGGTGGTAGCGTCTTTCACCTGCCCATAAACGTTACCGGCATTGGCTGACCAGTCCATCATTCCCTTTTTCAGCCCTGCGGTGTAATCGCCCTCGATAGCCGCTTTTTCCTGCGCAGCATTGCGCACAATATCCAGTTGGCGCTGCTGCTCAGTGGCGAGAATAGCCGTCTGTTGGATGTACTGTTCGGACGATTTGTCCGTCACTTCCTTGTCCAACTGCACGCGGTGCTGCTGGAACGACTGCCTGATTTGTTGCTCAGCCACCATCTGATCGTAGGCATCAGTGGACATGGTCATCTGCGCATTACGGTTGGCGTACTCCTGCTGTTTCGCGGCCGTTTCCATCACCAGGCTACGGGTTTGTTCCAACAGTTTTTTGCCAATCTCTCGTTCACGGTTTGCCTTTTCCAGCGCCACATTCTCGGTTAACTGCGCCCTAATCTGATCTTGCATGGACAACAGGCTTTTTTGACCGGCTGTCAGCTTCTTACCCTGAAGCCCTGCAATCTCCTGATCGAAGGCCACCAGCTTTTTCTGCGATTCGGTCAGTTTGTCGGTATCTTGCGCCTGCGCGCGCAGCACTGAGGATTGTTGCTGCAACTGTTGCAGACGCCTTACGCCTTCACTATCGCTATACGCAGCCCCTTTAGACTTTGTGCCATACTGCTTGTTAATGCCCTTCAACGCCTGCGCATATTCGTCTGCCGTCAGTTTCCCGGCCTTAAACTGCGCCGATACAATCCCCGTTAGGCGGGCCTGTTCCTTTTTAGGATCAGCACCAGCCTTAATAGCGGCAGAAACTTCATTCTGTAACTTTAACTCTTTCCGGGCGGCTTCCTGCTCCTGCTGCCGCCGCTTGTACAGCTCTTCGTTGGTTTTCTTCACCTCGTTAGCGGTATCGTTGCTGATATCCAGCTTAACGCCCTGTGCCAGTGCCTGCGCCTGGCCGGTTTTCATATGTGCCTGACCGATGGTATCGAACGCGGACGCCACTTCATTTTTCAGCGACTTCCAGATAGACGCCAAGCCGCTGACGCTGTTCTCCTGCTCGGTGACTTTGGCTTTCACATCATCAAGGTATTTCTGCTGAAGTAGCGCCGTCGCTTCGCTGGTTTTCCCCTGCCGGGACAGCGTGGCGATATGATCGATAAACGTGGTGTTGAGCTGAACGCCCTGATTAGTCAACGCCTCCATTGCCTTGAGAGGTTCACCACTCAAGCTTGATAGCGTCGAAACAAGATCATCGGATGACATACCCAGCTCGTTCATCCGTGTGCCGGTTTCAGCTATGTCCGACAGCATATTGCCACCGAATCCTGCGCCGGCGGCGCTGGTAACAGCCTTAACCGCATTCTCTGTGCCGCCGAGCGTCATCGTCAGCATGCGCAGATCATTCACCGTCATAATGGCCTGAAGCCCTGACTTTTGAAGCGCTGCGGTATATGCCTTGGTCTCTGCCTCCCCTTTTTGGAACGCGGTATACAATGCCGTGGCACCGGCAACCGCCGCCATGATGCTTAAGCCTACCGGGCCACCCAGCAGGGCCAACGCACTTTTCATCAAGTTGGTGCTGACCGCTGCCGCGCGCGCTGTAAAGGAAACCTCCTTGTTGGCCACACTGATTTGGTTCAGGGAGGAAAGCAGATTGGTTTTGCCCTGGGATTCGGCAATATCTGCCGCCAGCACCGCTTTTGATGCCTGCGCCATTTTCTCCTTGGCGCTGACCTCGGCGAGATCAGCCTCGCGCACCTTGCGGTGAATATCGGCATACTCTTTCTGGTAGCTGACCGAAAGACCGTAGAGCTGGTTTTCCTGATTTTTGGCCGCGTAGAAGCGCGCCATTTCCTGCGCCTGCTCGCGGGATGCTTGAGCCTGTTCACGGGTACGCTTAGCCGCGTCAAACTGCGCCTGGGCCTGCTGGCGTGCAGATTGCGCCTGTTCAATCTGACCCTGTGCCGCCTTGTTAAACTCAAGGGCAGCAGCCTTCGCCGCTTCGCGTTGGTCCTTCCAGCCGCTGGTCAGCCCCTTAAATCCGATGAAAGTGCGGTCGAGCGTCGGGATTAATGTATTGGCCAGCGTGCTGACCGCAATGTTACTCCCACCAGCCAGGCCGCTGATCACACTTCGCAGCCCTTCGAAGCCGCCCTGGCTGGCGCTGAGCGCACCACTCAAAGAGTTAAGCTGACCGCCGGTGCGCTTCGCCTGATTGCCTATCTGGGTCAGCGCTTCGGTGGTTTTCTGGCTTTCCTGCTGCGCCTTGCCGGTAAAGTTTTTTGACGCGGTTTCTGCCGTTCTGAATGAATCGACAATTTGAGATTTAAAACTGGCGGAATTCAGGTGCAGCGCTACCGCCAGAGTAGCTACATCGGCCATTACATGAGCGCTCGCATAACGGCAGCACACTGTTCATCAACATCAGATGCGACAGGGGCTGACAGATTGACAGGGGGCGGGGCAGCAGTATCGGACGTTGCCTTATCCACCAGCGAATAGAATGCCTCCCAGTGCTGGATAATGGAGGCCGGGAGGGCTGCAATTTTTCTGACGTCTGGCTCACCGAAGCGATCGGCCAACTGATAGATCAGCCATAGCCACGGTGAGTGGGTCAGTTTTTTTCGGCTTCCTCCAGCGTGCCGTAGCTGTGATTCTGGATAGCGCGGATTGCATCAAACAACGCCGCGTTATCATGAGCGGCCAGCAGTTCCGCCGGTGAAGGCAAATCAGACGCAGGTACTGATTTACCCTGTTCGTCAACCAGTGCAGAGAGGATCAACTGAGCGCCCAGCAGTGCTGATGCCTTTTGGTTACTCTCTGCCTGTGCCTTTCCAAGCCCTTCGTCGTAATCCATCAGTTCACCGGCGGTCAGGCGGCGGATATGCACCGGCACGCCAAACAGCGTGTGCGGCACCGCTGTATTGGTGGGTTGAAGCAGCGCGGTCTTGAGGTTGATTTTCTTCTGGGTCATGCCATGTCCTTACTTAATCGTTACGGTTGCGGTTGCGCTGTTGACAGTGTCTGACCGCTCGGCAGACAACACCACGCGATAAGCGCCTGCATCCGCCGCCACAACTGAGTTTTTGGTATAAGTGGCAGAGGTTGCACCGCTGATATCAGTGCCGTTTTTCTGCCATTGGTATTTAACGGGCTTGCCGTTACTGGAGGTAGCCGCAACAGTCAGGGACAAATTGCCCCCGACTGCCAGATCAGCGCTCTTCGGCTGGGTAGTCACGCTGATCACACCTTTGGGGCCACAGCTCCCCAGGTGTTGCTGTTCTGCTTGCCTTGCACCGTGATCTGAATGACTTCACTCGCCGGAGCGGTGATTTCGTTCATCTTCCAGCCGGACAGAGAAAGGATAGAGGTGGAGGTACGGCCGTTTGGCAGCTCAACATAAAACTGAACGGTTTCACGGTTGTCCGCTGCGGTCAGGAACGCCGCAAAATCGGTATTGGATGGATCGTCGATAAACCCGATCGACTTCTCCGCGCCTTCCGGCAGGTCGGAGATAAATTGCTTTGTGGTGTCGATAAGGGTCGTGCAATCGACAAAACTGCCGGTCTGCCCCATCTCGCCCACAGCCTTACAGTTAACCAGCGCCTTCATGGCCGTCGGTGCTGCGCCGACAGCGCCCCACTTAACAACCGTGCCAGCCGGAAGCATGGCGTACTCTGGCGACGTTTTATCAGCCATAATTTCCCTCACTTAATGATTGTGGCAGCGGTCGCTACCGGTTTTCGATGCCGTAGCGGAGTTCTGCCGCCAGGATGCGTAATACTTGGGTTTTGTGGTAATCCAGCGCCGGGCGGATAAACGGTGCGGCAACCTGCTTAACTGTGCCGAACTCCTGCGCCAGCGCCTTCATATGATGCTTCTTGCTCGGGCCGACCTTGAATGTCATTACCGTCAAATAGCGGGGATCGTTCATGCGGCTCGTACTGCGGATTTTTATGTCGTCCCGCATGTGCGGCCCGGTGCTGCTCTCATCAAAACCAGCATGCTGTTTCATGTCTTCCAGCACCGGCTCCAGCGCCGCTCGCCCGGCATCTCGCAATACCTTGACCGCTTCATCCCCCATCGCCTTTAGCTGGCGCTCCAGAGAATCAAGGCCCGTAACGTTTATGCTGATCATGTGGCGTCCTCCGGGTAACAGATGACGTAATCACGCACCAGCCTGTACTGAACGCTGTTATTGGTGAGTGTGGTTGCCCCCTGTTGCATCGTGCCGCGTGTTACCGTCTGCACGGGCCAGCGCCCAATATGCCCGTGCTGAATGCTCTCCCAGGCGATACAGATGGCTTTATCCAGCTCTATGAGGCGGGCGTAATCGTCTATGACATACAGCGTGACCTGAAATCGCCCCTGAGCCAGCGCTGTGCTGGCTAGCCCGGTATCAACTTTCGGGTTGCTGACCTTCTGATACGTCACCCCTTCCTGTTCCGGGTCAGGCAACAGAAGCGGGTACGCTGGCAGGCTCGTTAGTACCTCCAGTGCCGCTTTGATTTCATACTCGATCATGACGAATATCAGCCTCCGCCGTAATTAGCAGCCTGTCTCGCTGTGATCGGTCAGGCGCACGAACGGTAAAAGTTCGCTGCTGAAAGACCACCTGCCAATCTATGGTAATTTCGTCCCGTGGCCGGAGCGTGAACAGCATTGTTTCCACTACCTGCCCCTGCTCACCCGTGCGAATTTTTCGGTTGGAGATCGGCTCCGCATCCGCCCAAACCTCAGCAACAAACTCGTAGGATTTTACCGTGCCGCCGGTGCGCTCATCCCGAACAACGATCGGGCGCAGCAACCTGATGCGATTATTTAGTTTTCCTGCCCTCATGTTCCCGGCCTCTTTCGCTTTCCCTTCAACAAGTCGTAGAACCCCAGCGGCGCCTGATACAGTTTCTCTTCAGAGGTCGTTTCACGATTTTCATACCAGTGGCCAACCGCCAGCATGATCGCCAGCTTGACCTTGCCGGCAATCACAACACCCTCATCCACGTCTTCCGGGACGCGCTCGTCAAACAGCGGCAGATTTAAGTATTCCTGCGCAAGGTCCTTCGCCGCATCGGCATAAATGGTCAGCAGTCCATCTTCTGTATCGCCGTCAATTCGGCATTGAAGGCGCAGCTCATCAAGTGATGGCATCATATCGACCTCACAAAAAAGGCGGCCGGAGCCGCCTGATATCACTTATTTCCCTGCCGGAGCAGCACCCATCTTGAGCAGTTTCACCGAGTTGCTGTCCACCATCATCGACCCGACACGCTTGGTGGTGTAGAAGCCAACAAAGGGCTTTTTGGTGTACGGGTCACGCAGCATGCGCACACCGATACGATCCAGAATGGTGAAGCAACGTTTGAAGTTGCCAAAACCGATTGGCGTGCCGTCACCGGCGATATCCGGGAACTGCTCATTCTCGGCAATGCCGTAGCTCAGCAACGAAGACGGCTGGCCGAGCTGCAGGCCGGGCTGCCACAGATAGTTGCCCTGGCTGTCTTTCAGCGTGCGGACGGTGAACAGCGTGCTGTTGTTCATCATCCAGCGAGCGCCCGAGCGGTAAGGCTTACGCAGGGTATAAACCAACTTCACGATTTCATCGGCAGTGATCGCGTTTGGCTTGCCTGCCAGCAGGTGCTGCAGCTTGCCCCAATCGCGCTCCTTGTCGTCCTTGATGTCACTGCCATAGGCCAGCAGCCCTTTCGGCTTTTTGTCTCCGTCGCCGTTGGTGAAGGCGATTTCTTCCTGCTCGGCAAACTCCTGAGTCAGCTCAGAGACAATGAAGTTTTCCACATCGAAAAACGCATCATCCAGCATTGTCTGCGTGGCCATTGGGTTACCGTAGATTTCACCCCATACCGGCTCAATGACCGCCAGCTTGGAGGTCTTGGTTTCCGGGCGCTCGTCGGTTTCACCCACCCAGCCGCTGTTAGTCCCACCCTGGTTCACCAGTTTTTTATAGTTCGGCGTACCCATAGTGATAACGGTACACTCGGCACGCATGACCACCTCATCTTTCAGCGCGCTGATAATGTTGCGGTCCAGCTCCTCCGGCACCGCGTAGCCACCATCCGGATCGGAGGTCGTCTGCATGGCTTTCTGTTCAAGCTCAGCCAGGCCATCATCCTTGCCTTTGCGGACGAACTGAAGCCAGCCGGCCTTGTGCTCCGTCGCGGCTTTGGAGTCCTTGCCGCCGCCGGGACGCTTAGCGGCCGCCAGTTCCTCTTCCAGCTGAGATTTCAGATTATCCAGTTCGGACAATTTCCCGTTCAGGGTTTCCACGGTTTCGGACAGCTTGCCCTTTTCCGCTTCGATCGCGTCCAGGCGCTTATCGTTCTTTTTGGTGAACTCTTCAAAGTTACCTTTCAGTTCCTGCGCGACCAGTTCAACGTCTTTAATATCAACGGCCATAGTATTTCTCCAGATTCAGAATGTTATTGATTTCAAAATGGTTAAAGCGGCATCTACATCACCAGCATCACGCTGGGACAAGGCGCCGTATCCCTCGGCCATAAACGCTTTGGCCTGAGAGCGAGAAAGCCCAACATCGCGCAGGACTCTTTCAATACTTTTCGGGGAGGGGGTTTCACCTCGCGCAAACGCGGATTTCACATCGCTGATGCGGGCTTCGTCGTTTGCCGGGAACGTCACCAGGCTCACTTCCCAGAGGTCCAGCTCCTTGAGCATCCAGGCCTCTTTCGCCCTGTCGTATTCCCAATCCTTCAGCATGTAACCAATAGAAAGGCCGGTTATTGAACCGGCCTTCATGTGTGCGTGAGCGCGCTTGGCTAGGGGGTCGTCGTCAATGAGCAGCTTTCCCTTGAGATATAAGCCGACATCATCCTCTTGCATCTCGGCATAGACGCCGATCGGCTCGTCCATTTTGTGCTGCCACAACATGGCCGGCCATGCCCCCTTCTCCTTCCAGCGTGCCAGCGAATTGCTGAACGCACCCGGAACAACGATATCGTCATAGCTGTCCTTCACACCGAAAACCGAGCCGTAGCCTTCGAACTCACCGGACTCGCTGACAGACTTAATTTTCAATGGAATATCCAGCCGCTGCTTAGTCATCGGCATTGTCGCTTTCCTCAGTTTGCTTTTTCTTGTCACCGGCCGGCGGCTTGGTGGTCATATTCATCGGCGTCAGATAAATATCGCCGCCCTCCCTTGGGTTCAGTTCCTCCAGGTCTCGGCACTCGTTGGGCGAGTAAATGCCCCAGTTGATCCCCGTGGCGTATGCCTCAAATCGCGATTTCATATCCCCACGCAGCAATGCGCCGGCATTGAATTTGGCGTAAAACCGGCCCTGCGAGGCTGGTTTTACCAGGCCAACGTTAATTCGCTGTTCAATGCGCGTGAGATACGGAACCAGGGAGTAGTTGATAAAACCGATCCCGAGGTTCTCGATATTGTTAAAGGTCGCCCGGTCGGTGTTTTGCACCATATGAAGCGGCACGCGGTAAATGCGGCAAATCTCTTCCAGCTGGAATTTTCGCGTTTCGAGAAACTGCGCGTCTTCCGCGCTGAGGCTGATTGAGTTCCATTTCAATCCCATCTCAAGGATCATGGGGCGGTGAGCGTTGGCCAGCCCTTGATGCCGCGATTCAAAATCATTTTTCAAACGATTGAACGCATCGTCACTCAACGCATTATCCGTTTGAAGCACACCGCTGGTGACCGCACCGTTGCCAAACAGGCGGGAGCCATGTTCCTCGGTCGCCATCCCAAGGCCAATCGCCTGCCGGGCATAGGCGATAGGGCTCAATCCGTTCAAGCCATCCAGCGTAAAGATGCGCACATGCCAGATTTCATCCTGGGTCAGCGTGTCGCTGGTTCCATCAGGAAAGGTAACCTGATAAACCGGGCTCCAGTCTGAACCCAGCCGAGGGGCAACGCTGCCGGGATCAAGCGGCAATAATTCGACCACTTCCCCCAGCGCCTTTACCTTATAGGCATAAAAGTTACCACGCAGACACAAGCACCCTACCAGCAGTTCCCAGAACTCCTGCGGCGTCATGTAGCCGTTGGGTTTAACCGATAACAGCTTGTGCAGCCGCTCTTTCACCGCGCGCCGATTTCCCCGATCGAGCTGTTCAAAGAGGCCGCAGGGCAACATGCCCACCGATTCCGCCAGCACGCGAACGCAACTGAAAACGGAGGTCAGCTGCATTGACAGCTGCGGGCTGATCCGCCGGCCAGTGTAAGTGTCGTAGGACAGGCCGACCATTTCCGCTATGTCTTGCGAAGTAACCGGCTTCCCTCCCGACTTTTGAAACAATCCGGGAAAAAACATCAGCCCTCCTTATCTGGCATTGCCGGGTTGCGCCCTAACATGCTGGACACAAGCCAGGACCAAAGGAGGCATAACAGCCCGGCGATCATGAAACCTGCCGGCGGATAGATGAGCCAAACGCCGTATGTGAGCAACACGGCGCCGGCCACACCCACCAGCACCGACAGCACGCTGATAAAATGCATAACCCGCATGGGGCGACCTCCATTAAAGTGAGCGCAGACCGTGAGTTTCGATATGCGTTGAAAGGCTTTCTTTGGCATCACCACCGTTAACAAGCAGTCGGCTCATCGCAATAAACATTGCGACAGGTCCGTCAATTTTGTTTTCCGGTGTGGATTTGTTGGGGAAAATGTTCTCGTTTTTATCCGGCTTGACGGTGACGTTGGACATCATCCAGGTCATCACCGGGTTACCGTCGTGGTGCAAGCGGCCTGCGTAGATTTTCGCTTCGGCCTCTTTCATGGCTTCGGACAGGTTCTTCACCGTCTGGGCAACCTCAACAACCGGCGCCCCTTCCGCCGCCACCGCCAGGCCGAACTGCGTCGCACTCCACGGGTCATACGCCAGCTCGTTCATCGAGTCGCCACTCGCCCAGGCCAGCGTTTCTTCCTTGATTAACGCATGATCGACAACATCACCGTCGGTAAACTCCAGATAACCGGCTTCGTTCCATTTTTTGTACAACTCCGCCTGTTGTCTTGAGCATGCCTCCAGCCGACCTTCCGGTATCCAGAAACGTGATTTGACATAAATATCGCCATTCGACGCCAGCCAGACTTTGACCGCGGCGGATATGTCGATCTTGTTGGCGAGGTCAACACCAAGCCACATTGGCCAACTCGCCGAATCCGCGCTATCCCAGGAATCGCGGCATTTCTCCCAGCGCGCCATATCCATCCACGCCTGCTCGCCCTGCACCCAGATATTGAGATGCTTGGTGAAAAAGTTAACGCGGGCGGCGACCTGCTCTTTCGCCTTTTTAGCCAGGCGGCGCATGTCGTCCCAGCGTTTACAAATCCCCAGGCCGGGGTTTGCTTTCGGCCAGTTGGCCTCATCAAAGGGATCGTCATCCGGGTCCAGCGTGTAAATCAGGGCGAAGTAACTGTCATCCTTGATAGCGAGCGGGTCTGGATTATCGAAGTTTCGCAACACTTTGATTGCGTAATCCCGCTGCTCGTAGCAGATGCCCTCCTTGTTAAAGCCGGCGGTGGTAATGGCGAAGATCAGCGATTGCAGGCGGGCGCCCGTCGCCGTCTCCAGCACGTCCCACACGTCACGGGTTTTATGGGCGTGGAGTTCATCAACGATCCCGCAGTGGATATTCAGGCCGTCAAGGTTGTTGGCATCACTGGCCACCGGCTCGAATTTAGAGCCGGTCCGTTCCTGGTGAATATTCAGCTTGTTGCTGCCGAACAACCGCCCCAGCGTTTTGGCTGCCAGTTTGACCATCCGCTTGGCGTCATCAAACACAATACGAGCCTGATCGCGGGTTGTAGCCGCCGAATACACTTCAGCACCGCCTTCACCGTCGGCGCCAGTCATGTAGAGACCGATGCCAGAGGACAACGTTGACTTGGCGTTCTTACGCGCCACCTCGTCATACGCGGTACGGAAACGGCGCACATAAGCCGGCTCACCGTCATCACCCAAAACGACATCGGAAGTCATCTCATCAATGAGCGGAATAACGAACCCGAACAGGTTTATCAGAATGAAAATGTGCCAATCCATCAGTTCGATCGGCTTACCTGCCAGATGTCCCTTCACATGAGGGACGAAATTATAGAAATCGAGAATGTGCTGCGCGCGGTCTTCATCGAAATAAACACCGCGCTCGGGGCCGTGCTCTATATCATGAAGAAACCGCCGGCACGCCAGGCGCACCAGTTCGCCAGCAACAATCTCGCCGGATACCACGCGCTCGGCGTAGCGGAATCCATCTGCAACGGTTGCCATTCATCATTTGCGCTTTTTAAGGAATTCATCCATTGGGTCAACCTCAGCCGGGCCGTTAGCGCCGACCTTGGAACGGCTTGCGGGTGTCATACCAAACTCTGACAGCATGGCGCGAATTCGCTTCCAGACATCGGCCTTCATCACAGCGGCCGGGTGAGCCTTAATCATTACGTCGCCCGTCTGCGTCTCTGTCCTGTAGGTATAGCCCTCTACTTCCAACGTATCGCAGTGATGCCGGTACTCGACATAAGCCTCGATCAGCAGTTCGAGAGCCTTCGCATCCAGCGTGGTCATCACGCCGATGGCATCAAGCTCCTCACCGATCCGCTTAAACCAATACTTGCCCTGCTTATCAAAATGCTTCGGTGTTGGGGGTACCCCAGACGGTGGTTTTGGCTCGTTTTTGTTGATCGCCCGTTTTGATGGGTTCCCCTTCACTAAAGTCAGGTGTGTCGGGGTTTTCGGCGGTCCTGGCATAATCGAAAACTCCTATTAATCGCCACATGGGGATACCCAAAAAAAAGTTTTCTAACCTGCGGCGGTGTGAAAAGAGGTAAAGCGGCGGTCCCTTAGGCCGAGAGGGGTAGAGATTTGATCCCCCCCTCCCCCTGGTTCAATCGAGATAGAAATCGTCATTGACCTGCCGCCGTCGTGCGCTGCTGGCGTTGTGTGGGCAGGCGCCTGAGGTATGCCCAGAGCCGCCACAATAACCGCATCTGAGGTTTGCACGCCGAGCTGAGCCACTGTAGGTATGCGGACAGTTAGCGCGCGTGTGCAGCCCAGAGCCGCAGAATGTGCAGCGTTGATAGCTCATCGTAGTCTCTCCGTGGCTGTTTTCCTTCGGTGGCAGGGCCAGCACAGGCTTTCAAGGTTCGCATCATCATCGGTTCCCCCATGTGCCTTGGCCTTGATGTGGTCAACGGTGGTAGCGGCGACTGCGCGACCATTCCGCAAACATTCCTGACACAGGCGATTATCGCGCGTCAGGATACGCGCACGTCTGATTGTCCAGTCGTTACCATAGCCTCGCTCGTGCCGGCTCTTACCCTTCTGGTGAGCCTCCCAGCCGGTGTTCTGATGGTCGGCACAGTAGCCTGAGCGGTCCGTTGTAGTCTTGCTGCATCCATGCTTGCGGCATGCGCGCGGTATCCGGGCAGGCATGGACTAGCCCCGCCAGAGCTTGCCGCCGGGCTGTAGCTCCCTTTCGATTGCGGCCTCAACGGTTTTCTTTGCCTGCATGGTGACTTCTTTCATGAGGTCGGAATGGTTGATAGTGCCCTCTTTAATCTGCGCATCACGGATGAACACCTGGCCCGCGCTGATCGTGTAGGTTGACTGGCCCACATACTCGGCAGGCTCGCCAAGGTGCTGAGTCTTCTGGATGCGCTCACACAGGTCAGCAATGCGCGTAAGCTGGCTCTCCAGCGCAGTCAGGGACGTACTATCAACGTTGATACCGAGAGTCAT